CAATCGCCCTGATCGGCTCGAACCTGACGCCATGAAGCGGCGAGAGCGATGTCTTGGCCTGTCCACCTTGGGCGATATCCACACCCACGCCTGTCATCAGAGGGAGCGGCTTGTCGCGGTTCAGTATCCAGCGCGCCTGCGCCTTGCGGATCCAGTCGATCGGGAACACACGGGCCAGATCGTCGCCCGCCGTCTCGAATGCCTCGTCGTCAGTTGCGGGATATTCCCGCTTGAATTGCTGGCAGAACTCATCGGTCGGCAGGCCGAAGGTCATGCACATATTGCGGTTCTTCAGCCAGGCCCAGTGCAGTTGAGCGTCGTCTAGCTGGTGGCGTATGGCGTAATCCACGAACAGGTCAGGCGGCGCCCAGCCCTTTGGCGGCTCTGTCCGATACTCCTCGTGCAGGAACCACGGGAGGAACAGAGCCTCGTATGAGCTTTCGCCCCGCTTGGCCGCTTTCCATGCCCGGTGAAACCTGCCGCCAGGAACGTCAGCGGTGCTTTCGATGATGGCTTCAGTCCCATCAGCATCGGCCAGAGCTTCGGTTAGGCCGGTCCAGACCTCATCAGCAGATGCCGCAGGCCAGAAATCGAACTCGGAGGCGTGCAGGCATTGGATTGTGCTCGAGCGTCCAGCCGATCGTGCGCCGGCAGTTGCGATCTTGTACCCGCTATCCAGCCTGCCAAACACAAGCTCGTTGGCATTGGCCACGCTGGTCTGGGGCTTGAAGTCAGCCAGGCAGTTCTCGTGATAGCGCTTGGCCATCCCGAACAGGTTCTGCGTTGCAGCGTCCTCGTGGGTGACGATGTAGGCCAGCGTACCGCGGCTTGTGCTGGTCTTGCGGTAGAAGCGAGCGCCGACATAGGTGGAAATGCCCATCTGCCTGCCCTTGAGGACAAGCATTCGAACACGACCCGTGCGGGCTAGCTGATCCTCCATACGCTGGTGGGCAATGCGCTGGACGCTGTTGAGCTTGAACGGCTGGAGCCCATGCTCCTTGGTTCGGATCTGCAAGCAGCTTTCGAAGTAAAGCTCTGCATCACCGAGGACGATGGCGTATTCTTCGTCAGTGAGCTGTTGTGGACTGTTCGCGTCGGTCATTTATCTGTCCACGGACCCGATCCAAGCGGTCTTCGTGCATCACGCCGATCGCAACTTCCTGACGATCAACCCAACCGTGATTGTTCTTCAGATCGAAGATGACGCCCGGGGTGAATGTGTCCTTGCCGATGAGGCGATTGTGTCGATCGGCCTCGATGCGGAGCTGCGTTCTTTTTATTGTTCGGGAAAACTCATCCCCGTAATTGGCGTAGTTCGAGAAGGATTCCTTGTCGCAGAACCCCATGAAGAGGCAGAGCCCTGCGAGTGTTGGCCTCTCTTCGCTGGTGATCTGGGCGAAGTAGGCGCTGGCCTTCTCTTCGAATGCCTCTGGGGATTGGAAGAGGCGGGGCCTGCCGCCCGTGTTGCCCTTTGCGAACTTGTTTCCCTTTGGGGCAGGCATCACGCACGTCCTTGAGGTTCTACAGCGGCGAGCCAGGCGATCTGTTCGCAGGCTTCTGAATTGATGTCGTCTTCGCAGGACTGAATTGCCTCGAGGAGCAATCCGCCGGCCAGATCAACCGGGCTGCAATCGAAGCAGTCAGCCAGCGCTGAAAGCCGTACAGCCTGATCGTCAGTGAGGTTTACTGTGATGCGGCGGGCCATTGTCCCCGGCTCTACTTGGCTATGCTTGATCGATACTTGGCGAATACTGTAACAATACTCGCGCAATTGTGATCGAAATGGGTCTACCGTTCGCGAAATACCGCTTGGTGTAACGGTGAAGTGGGCCGGTTTCCCGTCTAGGTTGATCTCACGGCGAACGACTACTCGCCCCGATATTTGACATTGCAGGTTGAACCACACCCCCAACAGCAGGAGGCCTGAGCCCCCTGCCGGATCGGTCGGCGCGTCAACGCCGCTCGGTCTGATTGAAAGAAAGCACTCTTCCAATGAGCAAAACTCTTAATGCACGTCCCGCCGGATTCAAACCCGGCCTTGTCTTTCTGGCCCTCTTTTCCTTCGCTATGGGCGCCCTTGGCGTCTATGGCTGGCTTCAGAGCGACATGGATCAGATCACCCGCTTTGCCCTCGCCTTTGGCGCTGGCGCGACGGCCCTGGTCATTCCCTTCACCGTGATTGCCCTCGGACGCTCTTGGGCGTCTGCCGGCGTGATCCCGGTTCTTCTGGTTGCGATGGCCATGCAGGCCGTCAGCTTCCACAATTTCTACGGAACGACGATCGAAGCGCCCCACAAAGCTGCCTTTGATGCCGGTCTCGAGCCCCTTCAGCTCGAGGTTGGTCGGACCACCGGACGTCTTGAGAAGGCGCAAGCCGCTCTCGACGCCTTCCCGGCCCTCGTCCTTCCTGACTGCCTCTGCCCAAAGACCACCGCGGCGAAAACCGCATCTTGGGAAGCCCAGCGCGCTCCGCTGGCGCTTGCAGTCGATACCGCCAAGGCTGACCGCTCAGCCGCCGTGATGGCCCTGAGCGATGCCGAGGCAGCCTACCAGCCGCTGGCCCCTGATTGGGCCGTCTGGCTGATTGGCGGGCTCCTCGACCTCTCGATCGCCCTCGCGATCTGGTCGCTCGAGACGACCGCCCGCAGGCTCCGCAGGGAGCATGAGGCGAAACTCGCGGAAGAACGCGCCGAACAGCGCGCCGTCCGTGAGAGGGCCAAGGCCAAAGCGGCAAAGGAAGCCGCCAAGGTCCGCCCGGCCCGACCCTTCGTTCCGAAGCTGGTCGCCAACGATCGATAAGCCGGTTCAACTGTGATGACGCGAGCGCCCTCGGAGACATCCGGGGGCGTTTTGCGTTTTACTCCTGCCTCTCACGTCCCGCAGCGAACATCGCGCAGACGAGAAATCCGAAGCAGAAGGATAGGGAGGCGGTGAGGTAGAGGGCTAGGGTCATTGCGTCAGGCCGCGCCGAGAGCGGTCAGGTACGTGTTCAGGTGTGTGTAGAGATTGGCGTTCTGTGTGGCGTCCATGCCCGCCCCAACCCCAGCGGCTGCAATCTTCCACGAAGAGTATCCGGTAATATGCCCGCCTAGCACAATGTTGTTTACATTTTTCGAGCCGCTTGGAGTGGCCACTACTGCACCTACGGCGGCTCCATTTTTGTAAAACTGAGTAGCGGTGGAGGATGTTCTGCTTATAGTGTGCAAGCCAACGGCGTCAGCATTCGGTGTGGAGGCACCAACGTTGTCGTTTAGGCGTCCTGCAAACGACCCACCAGTAAAGCTTGGGTTGAGCTGAAAAGTGGCCCCAAGCACAAGACCCATTGCATTGGTCGCCTGTGCTGCCGAGGTTCTCGACCAGACAAACGCTGTTGCGCTGTTAAGCTGATACTGTGTCAGCAAAGCAGGAGACACATTGAGACTAAGACGGCCACTAATGCCGTCTCCGACCCAGTCCCTGTCGGTCGTCCATGTCCCCGTCCCGCTTTCGACAAGCGTAAACGTTCCGGGGGCTTTCCAGTTGAGCGTTCCTGCCTGACTGTCAGCGGCGGCGGTGAGGTAAAGGGCGTCAAGCGTAGTCCACAGGCCATCCGCCTTGAGCGAGCCGATCAGCGCATCGATCAGGGCCTTGCGGGTGTCGTCCGGTTTCGTGGTCGTCGCCGCGACAAGCGCGCGGGCCTCGATGTTGACGTATGCGTAGCCGTCCGAAATGTCGCCAGACACGCAACCGCCAGCGAGGCTTCGCACAATGCTCCGGGTGATCGTGCTGATGACCAAGAATGCCTCGAATGGGTGAAGCGGCGACGGTCACAGCCGTCTGCCCGCTCTGGTTAACTTGTTGCAGGCTCGCCACGGACGGTTGCCGCCTCTGCGTTGCGCGCGTCCTCGTCCCTGCGTTCGATGCGGTGATGCGAAGCTGCGAGGTCGTATTCGGCCCTGAGTTGCTGCATGGCTTGGTTGAGCAAGTGCATCCTTGTCTCGGGGCGGATGCGTCTGAAGTTGCTGGCGAATACTAGGGTGAGCCGGCCCCCGAACCAGGGCGCTCTGAGCTTGGCGATGGTCTTGATCATCAGCGCCTCGGGGTCAGCTTTGCTTTGGCCCGTGGTGGCGGGGTTGTGGATGGCGGGGGCGCAACCTTGAGGCGGGGCGCGACTGGTTCGGACTTGGCCGGCGGGCTGGTCAGATCGCCCCAAGCGTCCTTGAGCGGGCGCCGGGTTTCCAGCTTTAGGGTTGCCTGCCGATTTACCTCGACCTGGATAGGCTTGATGCCCTCCCGATCGCCCACAATCCGATGGCCTACCCATAAATCTATGACCGCGATATTGCCCGATATGATCACACGGGCATCCGGCCAGGTTTCCGTAACCTCGACCGGCTGGGCGTAAATCTCGGCGTATTCTCTAGCAGTGGCGTGCCGGGATAACTCCTCAAGATGCCGCTCCGCCTGTTCGCGGGGCATTGAGGCGACATCAACGCTTTTGACAGCACGGATAACGGCCTGTCTCAGCTTCTCGTCCGTCACATCGTTGGCGCGGACAATGCCGCGGGGTTCAATGCGGGTCTTGCTGAAGAACCATGCGCCGATCGCGACAGCGAAGGCCAAGGCAATCAGGATCAGGGCGTAGTCGCCTACGTTGAGCATGGGAGCCCCCTCCCTGATTTTGGACATGGCTCTGGTTACGGTCGTTTTGCACGACCAACCTCGCGGGACGCTCGGTTGCTAACCTACTCGCGGTGAAAGCCGCGTATGCCCCGGTCGATAGCTGTCACGAACAGCACGAAAACAGCCCTGCCGCATTTATGCCGATGTTCGGTCTGGATCGCAACCCCTAGTGGTTAGGCAGCTTTGGAACACTCCGAGACGGGTATCCGCAATTCCGTTTCCCGGCCCATCATCACCAGATCGAATATTGCTTCCCCGCGCTGGATGTCCTTCACCCGCAGCTCAAAGCCGGCGAAGGACGGGTTATCGATCGTGACCATCTCGCCAACCTTGAACGCCGCTTCCAGATGCCGGAAGTGTTTGAAATAGTCCGGCAGGCTAAAGTCATCAAAGCCGAGGAAGTCTGACAGGCCCTTGGGGTGAAGCTGGGCCGGGCGCCCGTTGTAGCTGACAACGCTCCGGATCAGGTGGCAGTTGTGGACTTCCATCCACGGATTGCCCTTGGTCCCGACGAACACATAGCCAGGTGCGGCGACATATTCCTTGTCCGTCCGCTTGCCGTTGATCCACTTCCCGAAGCGGCGCTCCTGCTTCGTAAAGGCTTGATGGCCCCTGTAGATCAGGGCCTTTTTGACCATGTCCTCGCGCTGGCTGATGACGCGCAAGGCGTACCAGTTCATGTCCCCTGACCCCTGTGTCATCGTCTGCGCCTTTCGTGTCCAAATGCAACTCCGATCGCCAGCAAGATCAGCGCGAGAACGCCAAAGCCTGCCAGCATCACGTTGAAGCTCTGCGGCGCGTACAAAAACAGCGCGACAAGGCCGAGGATGCAGAGCGCGGAAATCCTCATGTGTTGCCCCCGCTACCGTGCTTGATCGCGCTCCAGACAATCCAGCCGAGGAATGGCAGGGCTGCTATGACACCCACGATCAGGGCGAGTTGTTCGGCGGTCATTGCTTGCGCCCCCATCCGAAGACGAAGGAAAGGGCCGGCAGGGCGAGGCAGATGCCCAGCAGGACCAGCGAAACCCAGAAGCCTTGTTCGATCCAGGTCATGCGTCCACCTTGGGCTTGCCAAACAGGTGGGCGACGCCTCCCCACGGATTGAACCTTTCGCGCTCTGCGACCTTCTCCGGGCTATAATAGTCGTGAGCCTTGGCGAGTGCGTCAGCTTCGGGGTTGGTGACAGGCGCGTATCCCTCGGTCGGCTGGCGCTCGTCCCAGACTGGTTCGGGGAGCACTTCAAAGTGCA